TGACCTGCTTCAAGAAGATGAGATGGCTATAGCTGCAAAAGCGTTTAATGAAAAAGCTAATCCTGCTGAGCGCATATATAGACTAGCTAAGGCGCGTGGTTATGTTGCAAAAGAGCCACCTGTAAGCAAGCTAGAGAATGTTGCAAAAGGTATGCAAAAAGCTAAAACTCTGCCAAGGTCGGGCGGCCAAAACTTAGAGCGTGGATTAGATTTTTCTATGATAGATAAGATGTCAGATAAAGAGTTTGATAAGTTGTTTAATCAGGTTAAAGATGAGTCCAAGCGCAACGGCGACTATCGTAAAGACTTTTATTAATTGATACAATAAAGTTGATCTGGCAGCTCCCTGTGTTGAGCCATCATTTAGTCCTACCCGGTTTAAATGATATTAGAAGGCGTACGGCAGCATACAGTAAGCCAGATCAATCCTCTCTTTCCAATAAATCCTTGAAACATAAACTTAGTATGCTATATTAACTTATAGGCACTGCAAGCCTCTAATTGCACAATCTGTCCGTAATGACATTAAACTTGCCCCTCGCTACGGGTCTGTAGCCATCCAGCCAGCCATGGCTTAATAAATGGAAACACTTAAACTTTTATTAACAAACTTTTTAAATAAAGGAACTATTATGGCAACTACTGGTTGGGGCGCAGGCTCTAATAATGCAGTCAAGCTATGGTCTAAACGCTTAATGTCCGAAGCTTTACGCCAAACTTGGTTGTACAAATTTATGGGAACATCTGATGACTCAATGATTCAGGTTCTCGATGATACTCAAAAAGGCCCAGGCGACCAAATTACTTATCAACTACGTGCACAGCTTTGTGCTCTAGGTGTTCAAGGTGATGGCACGTTAGAAGGCGCAGAAGAAACCATGAATGTCTACACAGATACAATGGTTATCGATCAACTAAGAAATGCGGTTCGCTCAAAAGGCAAAATGTCTGAGCAGCGCGTTCCTTTCTCAGTTCGTGAAGAGATGCAAAAAGCATTATCTGACTGGTATGCTGGCGTGTTTGACTTAGGTGGATTCAATCAGCTTATTGGTTTAACAACTGCCGATACTCGACAAGCTGGTAACCAAGCAGCGACAGCACCGACAAATGTGGTTTTAGCAAATAGCTCAACTACTGCATCTGTTGTATCTGCTGGCGCATCCGCTTCTAACGTGTTTAATATCACTTTAATTGATAGAGCATTAGAGCAAGCAAAACTTGATAATACTTGTGATGGAACTGGTTTCCCTCTAAGACCTATCAAAATCGATGGCTCTGATTACTTTGTGTGTTTCTTGCATCCATACCAAGTAACCTCAATGAGAACATCAACAACTGCTGGCCAGTGGTTTGATATTCAACAAGCAGCTCTTCAAGGCGGTGAAATCACTAATAACCCTATCTTTACAGGCGCATTAGGGGTTTATAACAACGTTATATTCCACGAAACAGCTCGTATCACTAAAGATGCCAATGGCGCATTCCGCGCTATCCTTTGTGGCGCACAATCTGCGGTTCTAGCTTTCGGTCAAGACAATGCTGGAAACAAAGTTAGCTGGACTGAAGAATTGTTCGATTATGGCAATCAGTTAGGTGTCTCAGCTGGTATGATATGGGGTCTTAAAAAGACTGTGTTCAACTCGCTCGACTTTGGTGTGATAACAATCTACACCACTGGCGTTGCTAACGGAGGGTTATAATTAAATGACTACTAATGTAACAGCAACAGCGATGTCAGCAGCGGTAATCGTTGCAACAACAAACACAGTGACAACTAAGTCTACAAATTACACATATAGTGGAGCAGACATTACAGCTAGTGCTAACGCATTAACTGTTCAAATGTTAAAAGTTCCGCATGGTGCAACTATTGTGGGCATGGTATATCAAGGTTCATGTGGTGCGGCCACTATGCCTGTAGATATTGGGGTTGAAGTAACAAGCGGTGCGACAGCTATGTCACAATTTGCGTCCCAGGTGACAGTTGGCGCAGCATTTGTTGTGTCAGCCCTCAATGACAAATTACCGTTCACTGTATCTTGTCCTGACAGCCAAGTTACCCAGTATGCTAAAGTATATTGTGGTGTAACACCTGGTACAGCAACTAGTTCAATACAAGTTGCTTTGACAGTAAGTTATACTTTCCAAGGTAATACTTAAATAATATAGTGCCCTCCTCTGCGTAAGTACGAGGGCATTATCTCTTGCTTGTTATACAAAAATTTGTCATCATATCCTTAAACATAAGAGGGATATTTTGTGGCATTAATTAATTTGCAAGAGCTAATGGTTGCAGCTCACGAAGATTTAAAAAACAACCGATTAGATGATTGCTACACAAAAGTATTATATCTTTTAAACAAGAATCCAGATCACTATTTCTACCTCTACTTGCTCGGCTCATATTACGGCAAGATTGAAAAATACGGCGCATCAATTTTAGCTTATGAAAAAGCTATGCAATTATATCCTGATTTTTCCGAGGTTGTTAACAATCTTGGTGGCAATTATCGTAAACTTGGCATGCAAGACAAAGCTGTTGCAGCTTTTAAACGCGCTATTGAAATATCTCAGACTGAAAAGTTTAAAAAAGATAACGGCGATGGTGCTAATAAATTAACCGCTGATTACTACTCTAATTTAGGATCAACTTATGTTGGTTGCAATGAATCACAAAAAGCAATTGATTATTTTAACCAAGCATTAGCGTTAGATTTTAACTGCGGCAATGCAAGGTGGAACAGAGGTTTAGCGTATCTTGAGATAGGTAATTATGAACAAGGCTTTATAGATTACGATAATGGCGAGCGCAACAAAGCTAAAATGTCACGGAATTATAAAATTAATGCTGATGAAACGCCTACCTGGAATGGTGAAAAAGATGCGACAGTAGTTGTTTATGGTGAGCAGGGCATAGGTGATGAGCTTATGTTTGCGACCATAATCCCTGATTTAGTCAAAGATTGTAAGAAGGTTATATATGACGCGCATCCAAGGCTTTATAAGATGTTTAGAGAGTCTTTTAAAGAGTTAGGCGTTGATTGTTATGGCACACGTAAAGATCACCTTTTAGCATGGATTAAAAATTACGATATTGACTATAAAGTTCCAATCGGCTCACTTGCCAAGTTTTACCGCAAGAAAGCAGGGGATTTTCCAAAGGCTCCATATTTAAAGCCGTTTGAAAAAGATTTAAAATATATAACAGATAAGTTATCCGCGCTGCCTAAAAAATTAAACATCGGCATATCCTGGAAGGGAGGAACTCAAGGCTCATCAAAAAATGTACGTTGTATGCCAATGGAACATTTAGCAAAATTATTTGAGCTTGATGCTAATATAATATCGCTGCAATACCATGATAATGCTTTGCACGAAGTAGATCATTATTGTGAATCTACAGGTAATACAATTTATCACTGGAAAGATATAGTTGATAACTACGAGTTAACTGCAGCCCTAGTTTCAAAGTTAGACCTGATTATATCAGTGCCACAGTCTGTTATACATTTGGCTGGTGTTATGGGAGCTAGAGCTTATCAAATATGCCCATATAGATATATATGGCAGATGGGTGTTTATGGCGAGGATATGCCTTGGTATCACTCTATTACAAACATATGGCAAACAGAGCATGGTGGCTGGGCGTTATGTATGGACAAAGCAATAAATGAATTAAAAGAGGAATTTAAATGTTAATTACAGAAGAGTATAAAAAGTTAAACGAGAATCTACATGAAACCAATAAGCATTATGGCACTAGTGGCGTTAAGCTTGCCGATTATGTGTTGGGCGTTGCTAAGACTCTAAACACTACTGATATATTAGATTATGGTTGTGGGAAGGGTACACTGGCTGCCAATTTGCCATTTGAGATTAAGCAGTATGATCCATGTGTGGCGGCACATTCGGCAACACCAGAACCTGCACAAATAGTTATTTGTTCTGATGTTTTAGAGCATATTGAACCTGATTGCTTGTTAGCCGTATTAGATGATTTATGGCGCGTAACTAAAGAATCTATTTTGATGGTTATACATCATGGGGCGGCTAAAAAAGTGCTGGCAGATGGTCGCAATGCACATTTGATTCAAGAGGATGAGCAGTTTTGGCTAACGTTAATTATGCAAAGATTTAGAGTGGTTTTATTTCAGTCAAGCGGCGTGCCTAATGATGATCCAGCTAAAATTATGCTAGAATATAGAATAGTTGCCGAACCCCGCGCAAACTACGGCGAATTTCAAAAGGCTTTGAAGGAGCAATCTAATGAAAATGAAAAATGATACCCCAAAATATACAACTGATAGTAAACAATATGCACACTCTGGCAGCATGAAAGATGCATCCGCTGGTCGTGTTGTGACAAGTCGTGGCACTCCAAAAGCACCAAAAGGCATGAACTCTTGGAGCATGGATTCAATTGCTAGACCTAAAAATAGAACATCAGTAGTTGATGGGTCAGTAAACGCCAAGAAAGGTTGTTAAGAGGTAGTAATGTCAGAAGTATTTAGAGAGCCTTTAAAAATATTTATAGGTTATGACCATAGGCAACCTATTAGTTATGCTGTACTACAGCATAGTATATTTACACGCTCAACAACTCCTGTGGCAATTACCCCATTGGTATTGTCTCAGTTGCCATTAGAGCGTCAAGGCTTAACGCCATTCACGTTTTCAAGGTTTTTAGTGCCATATCTTTGTGGCTATAAAGGCTGGGCGTTATTTTTAGATTTAGATATGATTGTTTTAGATGATATTACTAATCTATTTGATATGGTTGATGATAAATATGCTGTAATGGTTGCAAAGAATGAAAAGCGTTTTGAGTGGGCATCGGTCATGTTGTTTAACTGTGAAAAGTGTCAAATATTAACGCCTGAATATGTGGCAGAGGCTCAAGGGCTGCATGGGATTAACTGGGTTGATGAGGGCTTAATTGGAAATTTACCACCTGACTGGAATCATCTTATCGGTTATGACAAACCACGTGCAGACGCTAAGCTTGCACACTATACTCAAGGCGTGCCGTGTTTTCCTGAAACATCCGACTCTGAGTATGCAAAAGAGTGGGCTTTGGAGCATCAAAACATGAATTCAGCTAGGCCATGGGTTGAGCTTATGGGCAACTCTGTTCATGCAACAACCATTGATGGCAAAAGAGTTCCTAAGTATAAGGAGCGATTAATAAATGCTAAGTAATGCAGCGGCTGTTAGGGCTAAATATATGCGTGCTAGACGCAATTTAGAGTATCAAAAGTTAAAAGAAGTTGAGAAAAAAACGGATAGAGAGTTGTTGGATATCGTTGGTCTTAGCGAGCATGATAAAAATATTTTAGAAGCAATAAAGAACGATGATTTAGTTTGTCCTATATGCAGTAAAGGTTTTAAAACGGTTAAGGGTTTTGATTATCACGTAACTAATAAGGTTTGCGATAAATGAGTACTTTTGCTGATATGTACAACAAGATCAACGATGATTTAAATCGCGTTGATTTAACCACTCAGGTTAAGCGCGAAATTAATCGGGCTATACGTAAATACGGTTCAATGCCATTTTGGTTTTCTGGCAAGAGCATGAATTTTGCAACGGCTAAATGGCAGCAATATTATGACACGTTTGACGGTTTGCCCTCTGATATTAGAATTGTTGATTATGTCAGGGTTAATCAGTCTACAGGCACTATAAACACTGATACTGGCGCAGCAGATGCTTATGTTATTGCCCCGACTCCTGCTATAACGGCTTATACAGATAATGACGCTTATGTATTTCAAGCAACCGCTGCAAATACTGGCGGCAGCACATTAAATGTGTCGGGCCTTGGCATTAGAACTATTACCAGGCCAAATGGTGTTGCGTTGCAGGTTGGCGACATATTAACTAACCAAATTATTTCTGTGGTATATAACAGTGCCACTTCAACATTTTATTTGCGCCCACTAAGCGGCACATATTATCCATTATATGAGCGCGAAATAGATCAGATAGCAAAGTGGAACGTCAACGATAATCCTGGCTTGCCAGAAGATTATGCATGGTTTGGCTCTAAGTTATATTTTTATCCAACGCCCGATAATGTTTACTCTGTTTTAATATATTATGAAAAGTATTATGCAGATTTGGTTAACGACTCTGATAACAATGACTTTACAAACAACCCTGAAGCCGAGAACTTAATAGAACAAGAAGTTGAGTACCAAGTATATAACACAATTATTTTAGATGTTGAGATGGCCGCAAAGTGCAAAGAGGCCAGGAACGAAGCATTAAAGATATGCAAAAATATTACAGCTCAATTTATAGGTGCGCATGGGGCTATCCGTCCAACGACCTTTTAAGGATGATAAATGTTAGAATTTGGAGAATACAAGCCTGATTTGCCAGCCATTCTAAACGATGGTTTAACACGAGCTGAGGGTGTTATACCAGGTGAGATTGGATATTTATCTATACAAAAAGCATCCGATATAACTACAACCCCATTAGATTCGAGGCCACAGGGTATATTTTCTGCGCGAGATGTCACGGCGGTTGGCACATCTTATATATATGTTGGAACATCCGATAAGTTATACGAGTTATCTGGAAACACATGGATTGACGTATCGAATGGTGTTTACACTATAGCTGCAGATGACCAGTGGGAATTTGCTCAATGGGGCAATCAATTAATAGCCACTGATTTTTCTGACGCGGTTCAGGTTGCAACTATTGGTGGTGTATTTGCAGATTTGGGCGGCCCTCCTCCAAAGGCCAGGCATATAGCCGTGGTTAAAGATTTTGTGGTATTGGGCAATACATATGATGCTGCTGATGGTTATCAACCGTTGAGAGTTAGATGGTCGGGGATTGGTACAAATAACGTTTGGGACGTAACAGATCCAACAACGCAAGCTGGCGTTAATGATTTATTTAATAACGGCGGTTGGATTCAGAGAATTATAGGCGGCGATTATGGAATTATATTTCAAGAACGCGCCATAGTTAAAATGTCTTACATTGGGTCGCCTGTTGTTTTTCAGTTTGACTTAATGGAGAGCAATCGAGGCGCATATGCTCCTGGTGCTGTTGTGGCCATTGGTAATAATATTGCCTATTTAGCCGAGGATGGGTTTTTTGTTTTTAACGGCAGAGAATCGATACCTATAGGGCGCGGCAAAGTTGATAGAACATTTTTCGACTCAACTAATCAGATAGGTTTAAATACTTTATTTAAAGATCGAATTGTTGCTACATCGTACCCTAAAGAGCAAATCATTTGTTGGTCTTATTGCTCTGTTAGCTCTTTTTATGAGGGCGTAAATGACTCTATTTTGTTTTACAATTATTCGCCACAAGCTAAATCAAGGTGGTCGATACTTAGAACAAATATATATGACGGCACAGGCTTGACCACAGATATAGATCACTATTTTTTAGCATCGCCCCTATCACAGGGCTATACACTAGATGGGCTAGATGCGGTGTCTACAGATTTAGATCATCTGCCGCCATTGCCCGCGGCTGAAATATCCCTAGACTCCTCATTTTGGACGGGCCAGCAACGTGCGCTAGGCTACATTGGGACAAACTTAAACTTAGCTTTCTTTCAGTCTGGATCAGTATATGACGCCATCCTTGAAACAGGAGAGTTTCAGCTTAACCCGCCCAATAGAACATCAATTACTCTAATTAGGCCGTTTATAAGTTTTGCTGGTGGCGACCTTGTTGGGGATATATTTATAGCAACTAGCGGTCGTGATAACGAATATGCTACAGCCAGCTATTCGAACACAGTTAATCTTAATAGCTCTGGGTTTGCCAATGTTAGAAATAACTCAAGGTTTCAGCGAGCATATATTAAAATTATTGATGGTTTCTCACATGCTGAAGGCATAGACGTTATACAGTCAACAAAAGTGGGGCGCAGATGACCACAAAAACAGCTATTTTTACAACAACGCCATTTAACGGTGTTACAACTTTTACTGGCACAAACATTGAGAATTGGACGCTGCAAGCCAGAAATGCAATAAACAACAGCTTAAATG